GGAATCTCCACTTGAACCTATCTGTGCGGAATTTCCACTTGAACCTATCTGTGCGGAATTTCCACTTGAACCTATCTGTGCGTAATATCCACTTGAACCTATCTTTGCGGAATCTCCACTTGAACCTATCTGTGCGGAATTTCCACTTGAACCTATCTGTGCGGAATTTCCACCACTATCAGTTTCGTTATCTTTCGCAGGCTCAATTCTTGTCTTTTCAATAGTAAAATCTACGCAAGCCTTGATGAATCCTTTAAGTCCAAGTTTTGCACCAATATGTAGCTTGTTTGTTGCCGACTTATCCTCTCTTTTATAAATATCTCCAATGGCTTCAACTTGTGCAAAATCTGAAATATCTCCATTTTCATCAATAAGCGGATAATAATTCAGTACATCAAATGGATTTTCACAAAAATGCATTACACCAGCTTCGCATATTTCATTTCCGTTTTCTTCATAAGTAGTATTTTCTTCGTACTGCTTGCCTTTGCATATCATTCCTCTGTTAAATGCCTTATATCCTTTTATACTCATCGATTCTCCTCTCTTTGCTTCTCATCTCTCCATGCTTTAAATTGCATATTCAAATCTTTCACTTTTACCTCAATCTCGTCTGCTTCTTCTTCTTGTTCGACTAAATAGCCGACAAGCTCAAGCATATTGTGTAGAATATCTTCTTTTGATAGATTTGTTCTTATCTCTGCCATTTTTACACCTCATTAAAAACCTGAACCGCAAACAGTTCATTAGGTGTCTGCTTGAATAGAACTCCGTCAGATATGACTGTATACATATATCCGTCATACTTAAGCTCTACAGTATGTTTCTTACCGCCCATGTAATAATTTCTCTTCTTAATGCTCATGTTGAACCTCCTATAATCCAAGTAACTTTTTGAGCGTTTCTCTCGCTCTCTCGGCTTCATCTTTCACCTATTCCTCGCTTTTATCAGCAAGTCTAATCACTGTTTTGTACTCTTCCTCTGAAACTGTCTCTTTAAGCGCACGTAAAACAGTAACCGCATCTGCCATAACATGGCTTTTTATGCCTCTAAATGTAACTTCTCCGTCTTTTGCTTTAATCATTTCTATGCCTCCATATTTTCAATCACAAGTTCTTTGTCCTGTGTATGCTTTAACAGAATCAGTTGGTTATCAATCTGTGGTATTCTCCAATCGTCAACGCTTTCTGTATCATCAATGATAATTGGAAAATTAACGTTTGCCACTTTCTGAAAAGCTCTGCATATGTCAACTTCTGTCAGCATCCTCGCACCATGATTGAGGTTTCTTGCATATGCTTCACCATTGTATACAAAGTCGCAGCACTCCTCGGTATCACCATTTAAGAGCGGTCTGAAAAGCTTTGCTGTGGCAAAATTCAGATACTTATTAACATCAGCCTGTAAAAGCTCATTCTTCTTGCGAGTAAACTCTTTGAGCAAGTCAAGCTTTCTCTCCCAATCAGCTATCTCCTGATTGAGGTCTGTTCTCTTATTTTCAAGGTCAGCTATGCTATCATCTATACGCTTGTTATTCGCCACACCAAGATTGAGCTTGGTGTCGACTGACGACACTTGCCTTAACAGTTCGTTTCGCTCGTTTTTGAGCTTTCTGATAAGCTCCGATGTATCGTTTTCATCAGCAAGAGCTTTCTCTTTTTCCTCGATTTTAGCCTTAAGTGCCTGATACTCACTGTTACCTGTCATATCAACATCAGTAGGTAAGTCTCCAAGCTCTTTAGTAACAGCATCATGTCTTATTGTTAGCTCTGTAAGTTCTACTTCAAGGTCGGCTATTTCTTTCTTCTTATCCTCGATAGCCTGTTTAAGTTTCTTGCTATCGCTTGAAGCTAGTGTGTTACCCCTTTCTTCAAGTTCTTTAAGGTTCTTTGCTTTTCGCTCGTCAAATTCGGCTCTCATGCTCTCTATCTTATCTTCCGGCAACCTCTGACCGCACATCGGGCAATTAATACTGCTTTCATCAAAGGCAAGCTCTTTTGTTTTTCTCCAATCAGCACGTACCTTTTCTAAGTCTCTTGCACAATCTTCAATCTCTCTTTCAGAGGTTTTAATGCTAGCTTTTCCAGCTCTTATCATAGACTCTGTTTTGTGAATTGAAGCCTCGAAACCATCAAACTGTAACTGTAGCTCCATGCGCTTTTTCTGATTTTCGGCATTGGCTTTTCTCTCCATGTCTGAAAGCTCAAATTTAAGGTTCATAATGTCCTCTGTGGCTTTCTGCTTGTCCTCTAAAATTTTGTTATAGTCAGACAGCTTATCTTCAATTTCCTTAAGCTGTGGCTCGTATGTTTTCTTCTGTAGTTCAAGCTCTGCAAGGTCTGTATACTCATTGGTGGAATGAATTGTATCAATCCTTGTTGAGATTTCGTCTCTTTCCTTGACAAGTCCCTTTGAGCCATTCCTACCGCCTGTGCCGTTTAGCTTGCCACGACACACTTTTTTGAGTTGGTCTACGTCCCCATCGTCAAACATTGGCTTAAGTTCGGCAAACTGTGGAAACATATCGCAGATTTCTTCATCAGTACGTGTACCAAAATAGCTTGCAAGCGCTAATCTCTGCTCTGCCTGTGACTTGTTAAGCAATGTCATGGCATTTAAGCAAAATGGTAATACTCCAAGCTCTGCCATGTTGTCATTGATGTACTGATTGTAGTCAGCCATTTTATACGGCACATCATTAATTGAGTAATCAGTAACACTGCCTGTAATTTCACCCTTTTTGTTTCTTTTCTGCCTTGTAATCTTTTTCAGGGTCTTTGCTTTTCCGTCAATCTCAAAGGTAACAGCTCTTACAATGTCAACATCGTCAATCTCAACTCCGTTTTCATCGTGTGGTCTTATGCCTGTAATCTCTCTGTCATTCTCGTCATGGCAATTCAGCGCATCAAGAATAATTCTCTTAACTGTTGATTTGCCGACTTCATTCTGACCGGACAATACAGTTTTCATTGAAAAATCTGCGTCTAATGTGTTTTTGCCATAGAATTTACAAAAATTCTGCGCAAAAATGTGTGTAATCTTCATTGCATTTCCTCTCTTTCTATTATTTGTTTATGGTTTTTAGAATCAAATTTCCGTGTAGGCTCGATTTTTTAACTACTCTTAAGTATGAGTCCGACTCTGATACAAAAAGCCACTCACTAGCCACGTAATGAGCCTTATTGAGCAATAGCTTCTGCTCTCTTGTTAATGGCTTCAATCTGTATCTCGTATCGCCTAGCCTAATTCTTCTTACATTGTCGCTCATTTAGCTTCTCCATTTCTTTATCTAGTAACGCTTGAAAGTCAAATGATTTGTCCTTGTGCCGTTTAGCTCGATATAATTCTTGTAGGTAATCGTTAGCACTCTGACGCTTCAATTGGCTACCAATCGCAGTAGATATCAAGATTTCCATTTCCGCTACCCTCGTCATATACAATCCCTTGTATGCCCACAGGAGTATCAACCACAACTCCATGTGGTAAATCATCGCTTGCAATTACTACATACTCGTTTTCATCTACAACAAGTCCATATTCATTCAGATGTCTGCCCGGAATATTAAGTCCACCACCAGGTAACACTCTCTGTGAGTACCACGTATAAGTGTAATCGCCGTATCTGACTCGCCCTAACTTCTTAAATCGACTGCAACTGTATTTCTTACGGCAAGTCGGAACTGTTGGTTCTTCATAGGTCTGCTCAACTACAACCGGCTCATTCTGAACTACTGTTGGTTCAATCTTCCCTAGCATTACGCTATTTAAATAGGAAGAAACACCCGCTGTCGGCTCAATTTTGCTATCTGCTTTCGTTGGTATTGGCTTTAAGGTCATAATTCCAATCGTTGAAATTAATAACATCAATATCAGTTTTCTTTTTCTCATGCGGTTCGCCCTCCTCTATGAGACATATTGCAATCAGTATCAGCCAAAATACTGTTACGATTGCCCCAACAATGATACTCGCTGTCTTAATTCCGTATGCCACCGATAATCCAAGGAAAAATACAAAAGCTAATGCTCCAAAAATCGAATAGCCACAGCCCACACAGAATTTCTGCTTTAAAGTTCTTTTTCTCATACAATCACTCTCCGTTCTGCGCAAGGAATTTATTTACAAAATAAACTTGTCCTTTGCCTGTAACTTTTGTGGTCTTTGTTTCAAGTGGAAGCCTGTCACCTCTTTCAACAGTTCGTATAACAACCTCAAGCAATCCCATTTCCATTGCTTTTTGAGTCGGAGCTGTCGAGCCTTGACAAACATATCCATTTTCACGTAGCCACTTATAAAGTCGCTTCTCTCCGATTTTGACTCCATTCTGCCTTATCAATTTTGCGACATCCCTTACTAGCAATGATGTTTCACTAGCTGTTACTGCGTCAGCAAATATCTCTTTGGGCTTCATGCGAGCATTATCTTCGATTAGCTTTGTGTTATCAGACTTAAGGCTATCAATAGTCTTATTGGCTATCTTTAATGCTCTAGCCATTACCTGTTCCGGTGTGTTCCATGCTTTCTCTAAATCAATGAGATATTGTCGGCACTGTTTGCCTTTTTCAGTTCTGCTCATAAGACAGATATGTTTTGCCATATCAACTGTCATGTTGTAGTCCTGTAATTCTTTCTCACCGCCATATTGATTGCTCTGTACCTTAAGGTACGCACCTTTGTAATCCTCACCCTCAATAAAAGTATTTGAGTAAGTTTCAAACCATGCGGAAAATCTCTTGCTGACCTCGAGTGCATTATGCAGTTCTCTTGCCGATACCATTTGAGTATCAACATCAACCTTTAAAATCTCATTCATGCTTCTACCTCGCTTTCCTCTGCGTCAGACTCAAACAAGGATTCTGCAATATCGCAATCATCAGTACTGTATTTGTCACATATTTCGCCTAGGAATATCGACTCTGCTATGTCATATTCAACTTGATTTTCTGACATAATTTCTGCGATTCGTTGTTCTCTTGCGTTCATGCTTTCTCCTTTCTTTCTAATCCACGAAACTTTCAACCGGCTCATCAAGATAGCTTGCAATTTTAATCATGGTGTCTAATTTTGGCTTGCTTTTATCTCTCTTCCAATCTGAAAGTAGCATGGGTGAAAAGTTCAAGTCTGTTGCTACTCGGTATGATGTGATACCCTTTTTCTTCAAAATTTGCTCAAATCTCGAATATGATTGAGCATATTTCTTAGAATTATTCATTTTTTACGCTCCTTTCCTTAAAAATATATTGATTTCATTAAGGAAATCCGTTATAATGAAACTTACCAAGACAACAAAATAACAAAATTAAAACCTAGGTTTTAAGGATTCCCTTAATCTAGGTCTAGTATATTATGGTTTTCTTTAATTGTCAAGCATTATTTTAAAGTTTTCCATAATAATTTATGAGGGATTTTTTATGTACGAATACTATCAGAAATTACTAGACGAAAAAGGCTTGAAAAATGCCGATGTTGCAAGAGCTACAGGCATTTCAAACATGACTCTATCTGATTGGAAAAGAGGAAAGAGCGAGCCAAAAACTAAGAATATGCAGAAAATTGCTGATTTTTTAGGAACTACCTTATCATATCTAGTTACAGGTGAAGAAAGTAACCCTATATTTGAACAAGCAAATACAGATTATGAACTTTCAAATATAGACAGCAAGCTCAAAGATTATGTATTTAAGTTATCTAAATTGTCGGATAAAGAGCAAGAAAATATTATGAATTTAATAGATATGATGTATGAAAATACTCAAAATAAATTAAATTAATAAGAAAGGTGGTATTTTATTATGAGTAAAACTGTTAAATGTCCTAAATGGGGTTGCGATGGTGTTGGCATACCTGTTGATACCAAGAAAAAATTCTCATTCGGTAAAGCACTTGTCGGCAACACAGTAGGCGGTCTCTTCGGACCTGTCGGTGCCGTTGTCGGTACTGCTACCGGAATTAAAGGCAAGAACGGCAAAACAAAGTTTGTGTGTTCAAAGTGTGGTAACGTTTGGGAAAAGAAAATATAACCACAAGGCAGAGCTTTTACTCTGCCTCTATTTTTCCTTTAATAAATATGTACAAGTACAATAACAGGTCTTTATCTTCCAAGCCCTCAATCATTTTAATTATTTCATCCTTATATTCCATACAACACTACCTCCGATACATCAATTATAGAACATTTGTTCTTAAACGCCAATAAGGACGGCAGAAAAATCCACCGCCCTACCGAAACTTGAAGAGTTCTCTTATTTGAGAACATCATCACTGTAGCACTTTAAAGTGTTTTATTTTGTCGAATATTGACAACATGGATTGCAAAGAATAGATATATTACTACATAATTAATTCCCCCAATAAAATATTACATATTGAACTCTACAATCCATATTCCCTTGTACTATATCTTTAAAAACTACATACCAACTATTATTTAACATAGTTACACCTTCTAAGTGAGAAGGAAAAGCCTTTCCGTCACCATTACTTATTAATATAGCAATATTATCAACAGAGAGACTTTCTAACTCAAACATGTTTTTGACTTGTTCTAAGGTAAATAACATAAATGAATTTTCACCCTTTGTCGCTGTTTTTACTGCGGTGCCAACTTTAATTTTTATACTATTTAATTTATCAAAATCCGTCTTTAAATTACCTAAACTCCGGTTTAATTCACCATATTTGTCATTCAAAATCTTACCTTGGCTCGCATCTAATGCACTGCCAGTGGTAGTAGTCGTGAGATTGTTCGCTAAATCTTTAAAAGCAAAGCTTTTCAGATCAGCGAACCACTTCTTAATTTTCCTGAAGCCGACCGACGCTTTTTCGCCAGAAACAAGATTTACTCTAGTTGTTGTATCGGCAAAAGTAACTGTTGTATTGCTTATGTTTCCATCTTCTGCAACCGCTCCGATATCGGTAGGGGTTATGTTTACATTTCCTCTGCGATAATATACTTCTTTTGCACCTTTTACTCCTGTAACCGGTGTACCAGCTAACACATCCCAGTATCTGTCGATTGTCAGATATACATTACTGCCGGCGGGAATTATATTACCAGCCCCCTCTTTAAAATCTGTGGTCGTAGTAAATTGGTCGGCTATGTTGTACATATCACCGGAAGTAGCATTCGCTGTGTTCGGTAAGTCGGCAAAGTTAATTGTTCCAAGAGGTCTTAATGCTCCACTTAAGCTCTCAGATATTTCTTTGGCTTGTTTTGCGTACTTTTGCGCTTCCGACTCGCTCTTTGCAGAGTTAGTCTCACTTGTCCTAGCATTGGTTTCAGAAGCCTTGGCTTTTGTTTCGCTTGCCTTAGCATTGTTTGCAGAAGTTGACGCGCTAGTAGCAGAATCCTTGGCATTAGTTTCACTGTTTTTTGCGTTAGCTGCGCTTGTAGACGCATTAGCCTCTGATTTCTTAGCATTAGTTTCACTGGCCTTAGAATTTGTTTCGCTTGTCTTAGCGTTACGTGCAGAGATAGACGCACTGTCCTCACTTGTCCTAGCATTGGTTTCAGAAGCCTTGGCTTTTGTTTCGCTTGCCTTAGCATTGTTTGCAGAAGTAGCTGATTCTTGAGCTTTGCTTGTGGCAAGTTCTGCCGATTTTTGAGCTTGTGAAGCAGAACTGCTTGCTGAGTTGGCTTTTTCTGTCGCAGTTTGTGCTGATTTTTGAGCCTGTGACACGGATTGAGCCATGCCGTCAAGGTAACTCTGAATAAGTCTTTGAATTTCAACGTCAAAATCCTCAACAGTTCCCATTCGCTTAACGACTCCCGGTGCGAAACACATCCATATTTGCTGTTTTTTCGTATCGGAGTCAGTCGATACCGCCCATTCTCCAGCTTTCATTTTTAAAGGGTCAAACTCCGCGTATGCCCCTCGTCTCATTTGAATTGCCATAAATTACGCCTCGCTTTCATCAATTATCTCCATTTGCCTAAAACGTGAAGTTGTAAATACAATTGTTTGTTTGTTTCTGCAGCAGCCGAGTTTATACAAAACTGCAACTCATTACTGCTCCATCTTGTAAAAAAAATAGAATACAACCCGCCGGTGCTACAAAACACAGTACCTGTAGTATGTAAGATACTTTTTATTCCGTCTGGCATATATACGCTTCCATAAGTATAATACAGACTACCATATTTAGAGCCAAACGAGACAGTCGCGGGAAAACTTCCCCACATTTCTATATATCCATCTGTCCACTGTCTCCAGTACCAGCCGTTTTCATTGGTAAATGTTTTTGAGCCAAAAACTGTTTCAACTCCATTAAGAGTCAAATTGTTTGCAGTAATATCAACATTAGTTCCGCTTATATTAACCGTTTCACCGTTTATGCTTGCAAAGCCACCACCACAGCCCACTCCGCTTGAATGCTCACCGACGCTTGAAAAAAGGTTTGCTCCCTCCGGGGTTACCGTAAGATTATTGTCAACATTATTTCCACTATAATTTCCACTTATTTTTGTTCCTGTTTCCGCGTCTTGCGCCCAAAAACTTTGATTAAGCCCTGTAGACGGATTGGCGACATCTACATTAAATGCTTTTGTAAATTCGCCATATGCACCGACTATCTTAGGCGATACAACATAATCACTTCCTATTTGTGTATAGCCGATATTCTTTTTAAGAGCGTCAAGTTCATCTTTCGTACTTTTTACTGCGTTGTTTGCTATTTCTCCAACTTGGCCAGCATCTTGATAGCCACTGTCGTTTGTTAAATCGCTTGTTTTGCTTGGTATACTCGGCTTATTAGAGATATTATTCCATGATATATTAACTCCGTCAGCAAGCGTAATCCCCTTGTTGTCAAGCGTAATCAGGATTTTTCCGTTTGCGTCTTTGACATATTGTTTGCCGTTTGTGTTATCCTCACCGCCTAAAGTGAGTGTACCACCATGCGCCCAGTCAAAATTAATGCCGATAGCCGACATAATATTGAAAATAGCGTTTCCGTCTTTATCAACTCCGGCATTCCACGTTTTACCATAGTCACTTGATACAGCCATGCCATTAGCCGTCATTTTCCACTGTATGTTGCTCGAATTAAGGTTGGCTTTATTGTGCATAATGTAAATAATTGAGCCATCCTCTTGCACCTGTTCAGTCTTAAAAAGTCCGAGCGATTGAGACATTAGCTGTGTCAACAATTGCATTTGCTTATCATATACACTTAGTTGTGCCTGTGCAGCTTTCCTAGCCTGTACGATAGCCTTTGTCTCATTGCTAAATTTATCAGCACTATTTCTTGAAGCATTTTCAGCATCGCATGAAATTTTTGTACCGCTTCCAACTGTAAATGTTCGGTTGGAAATAAAACAGCTATAGGTATTCTGCTTGCGGTCTGTCACAAGCGCCACATCTCCACTCTCAATCAGTGGATTTGACAAGAGTGTAGCATCAAGAGGTCTGAACCTCATGCCACCGATTTTTTTGAAGATATAGTTTGCAACTGTCTGTGCCTTTTCTGCCGAAATAAACGGATTATCAGAGATTGAGACTACATATCCTTCTTTTCCGGCAAGCGCATTAACATCTTTTGCCTTATCCTCTTTTGAGGTTACAGTTACCTTTACCCCGGTGATAACAACATCATCAGTCGCAACATTCAAGTCTTTTTGCGTGTAAATATTGTGGTAATTTCTTGTTTCTGTAAATGTTCCGCCATCGGCACTATCTCCGTCAGAATACTTAAATGTTCCACCATCAACACTATCTCCGTCAGAGTATGGTGTAGTTTTCGTGCTAAAAGTTCCACCATTGTAATTTTGGCTCCCAAACTGGCTCATATCATACCAGCCGATAAGTAATTCACCATCGTGACCGCATTTGCCCCATAATCCGCTTAACTGCAAAATGTAAGCTATCGCCTGTCCATATGTGAGCTTTTGATTATCACTCGGTATCTCGTTAATCACGTAATCAGAGTTGTCAAATCTTGCCATAGTAAAAGGTACATCACACTTAATACAAGCGTCTCTGACTACTTCATATGCTGTCGTAGGGTAGCTTAAATTGCTATCATACTCACGATTGAAATTATTAATATTGTCAAGGCAAGTAAGCGTTATGAGCGAGCCGTCATAGCTTGTTTCGCTGACTCTATATTCACCGATTTTTAGTTTTTCACTTGTGCCATCAGAAAAGCTTTTTGAAACATATGCTGTTACGCTTGCCTTATCAAAATCATACTTACTGTAATCTTCATAAATGTTATTCAGCTTAATTTTCAGTTTTCCGGCGACCAAAGCCCCGATTGTGAAAGTGCCATTGCTCGATGTTGAGTCATTGACTTCGAAGCCGTTCGCCCACAGTTCACTATCACTAATAGGGATTTTTTCACCGCTTGCCGTAACTATGTCAGCAAAGCAATTTACGTTTATATCATTATCGAGCATTACTGCTCTTTGCCACTTAGCCGATACGTTAAGCATTTAATCACCGCCTTATACTTCTATGAGGTCGAAACTCAATGTCTCATACCTCTTATTGTTGATAGTCCATATCTTGATAGGTGCGCTTCTATCGCCCACATAGAATGTACGTGTTTCATCAGTGCCACTCATAGCGTCAGGATATGTTACTCTGATATATTCGGGGTTTACCATTTGAAGTATCCTTGCTGTCCTAGCTGTGTCTGTACCACTCCACGACAATTTAAGTTGCCGTTTCTGCGCTATTCTATTCTTGTGCATTTGAGCATCCTGTGTTCGCCCACTGTCGCTTGCAGACACATCAATCATGCCCCATTCAAAAGTTGATGGAGTGGGTAATGCCACTCCATCTACTAACATCATTGCCATATTGTTACCTCGTAAAAAGACACCCACGCAAGGGTGAGTGTCTTAGCCAAATTCATTTGCTACAATATATCGTTGTCCGTGCTTTGCCTTGCCTACTTGTGTCATGCGATAGAGCGTTTCACTGTCGCACTTAAACACATTTTCAATGACAGGTGCAGAGTTTCCGCCGGCATTATAGTTCATCATTACTTGTGCCATTCCTTCCATGACAGCCTGTTTAATTCCCTCGGTGATTTGTTGGTTGTTTGCAACTACGTTTTTGCCGTTTGAGAATTTACCGACTAACTCATTGTGATTAATGAAAGCCATGCCGTCCTCTCCCCTTGGGAAAATTCCACCACTAGCAAGCCTTGGAATATGTACTTTCGGAACTAACGATACTCCGTTCCAATTTGCACCAGCCACCTTAGCAGCCATAGAAACAACTTTGTTAAATCCTCTTAATAAAGAATTAATTCCACTGACAACAAAATTAACCCCATTCTCTATTTTTGATATAACGTAGTTCATAGCCCCTGTGACACCGCCTCTTATTGAACTCCACACATAATTAAACGCGTTTGTAATTCCGTTTTTCATAATATTAAAGCAGTTCGTGATAGGCGAAATAACATTGCCATTAAACCAACCCGCCACGCTTTGCCAAGTAGATATAACAAAGTTCTTTGCTACGCTAAGTGCCGATGTTATGCCAGCTTTCAACATATTAAAAAAGTTTGAAATCGGTTGTATTACTGTACCGCTAAACCAACTTGCCACCCCTTGCCATGTTGAAAATACAAAATCTTTTGCTGTCTGTATCGTTGTCTGTATAAGCGTTTTTAAAAAGTTAAACAGATTTGAAATTGGAGTAATCACATTATTATTAAACCAGCTTGAAGCTACTATCCAAATTGCTTGAATTATTATCCAAACACCTTGAAAAATCTGTTGTGCTCGTGTAGCAAAGCCTTTAAAAAAGCCAACTATCGGCTCAATTACTGTGGAACTAAACCATTTCGAAGCTCCTTGCCACACAGTTACTATGTCTTTCCATAAAGAACTGAAAAAGCCACTTATGGTTTTCCACATATCCTTAAAAAACGAAACCACAGGCTTAATAACATTTCCATTGAACCATTCACCAACTGTTGAAAATAGTTCACAAATTGCGTTCCAATTATCTTTTACCACAACAACAATCGTTGCGACTGCTGCCACTATTGCTCCAACAATTACTGCTGGCAATGCTGCCACACCGGCTAATATTGCTCCGATTGTAGCTAATGCAACACCTATTACCATTAGAATCTCATTCACCCAACTAAATCCGTCTTTTAACATTTTGACAAAATTTACAATAGATAAAATTGTTCCGGCTATTGCCGAAAAAGCAGAACCAATTGTTGCTAATAGGTCTACTGCCCCTGTTCCGAATGCGGCTGTTATTGCATCACCCAAGCTTAAGCCACTAAATAATCCCTCTATGAGCAATCCAAGATTAGTTGACAATGAGGCGAAAATCGTTTTAAATGCTTGCATTATTGCCGTTCCAATGCCGGCTCCTTCTACAAGCTCAAATCCAATTTTTGAAGCTATTGCCTGTGCTATCGCTTTTGATAATGATTTTCCAATAAAAGCGAGTGCCACTGAACCTAATTTTAGCGAAATTATCTTTTTTATCAGCAATGTGCCAACTATTATCTCAACAGTTTTGATGTCCAAATTGCTTAAAAAGTCCGTAATTCCTTTTAGTACGTCTTTCCACGACACATTTTTAATTGCCGTGGTTAGCATGGTGTATATTCCTTGTACCCATGCGTTAATAGTTTTTGCTAGTAACGCAAAATCAAAATTCTCAAAAAATCCATTAATGCCGTTAGCAATCGACAAGCCAAAATTAGTCCAGTCGAATGTTGTACCGAATGAATTGAGAAAATGCAAAGCTGTGTTCAGCGAACCGGCTATTGTTGCGCCCAAATCATAAAAGAGCCTTGGGCTGATTAAACCATTAAGGAAGTCTGCAAGTCCTTTTCCGAAATTATCAGCTTTCTGATAAATCTTCTTCCAATCAATACTCTCCATAGCACTCGCAAGAGCGTCACCGATGTACTTTCCGAGTGAGTAAAGGTCTTTGATTGATGATTTGTATTTTTCGAGCAATCCATCGGTCTTTTTCAGCGAGCTATCAACGCCACTGCCGGCTCCACCGCCACCTGAACCGCCACTGCCTGAACCTCCACCACTGCCACTATCGCTGTTATCGTCAAGTGCGTGTATCTCGTCTATACTAAGCAATGTCTTTTTCAGTTTTTGGGCTTTCTTATTGGAACTATCAGCGTTATCACCAATATCGCCAACTCCGTCAGCTATGTCCTCCATGCCGTCAACAGTAGCACCGCCACCGCTTATTTCGATAGTCCATCCGAAGATTGCTCCGAGTGCGTCAGCTACAGTTCTTGTGAAGCTGATAACCTTGAGCATTACTTTACTTAAGGCTTGAACAAATGGCTTTAGAGCATTGATTATTACGCTACCTATGATACTGCCCCATGCTTGGAACTCTTGCTTAAGGACTCTTACACTGTTAGCCCAGGTATTTGCGGTCTTAGCGAAATCACCTTGCGCAGCTTGCGTATTTGCCATGACATAGTTGTATCTTAGCAATACCTTTTCAGCTTGCGTCATTGACTTGATATTTGCGTCAAGTCCGTTTTTCATAGCCCACTCTGAAAGTGTGGCTTGTGTTAAATCAAGTCCGTATCTCCTTAATGGTGCAATTGTTCCCGAAAAAATAGATTGTAAGCTCTTTGCAACATCGGCTTGGTCTACATCATAGAATGAAGCCATGTCACCGGCTAATCTTGTAAGATTAAGCGACATATCAGCCATACTGTCTGTAGTCTTGTATAGCGTGTTATTTTGGCTCATAAGGGCTTTATTTGTCACTGCCGTACCATTCGCCACTTGCTCTGATGAAATACCTATAGAGGTGCCTAGTGCTTGGAAACGGCTTGATATTTGCTTAACTGTCAGCTCTGACATTCCGAAGTCTTGAATTGATGTTTTTGTAAAATCATCAACCTTACTTGCCATGTCACCAAACGTGGTATCTACTACGTTTTGAACCTCGGTTAGTTGGCTCGCTAAATCAACTGCACCGCCTAGCTTTCCGACAGCTCGCATAACCAACCAATAAGTTGCGTAAAACTTACCGATAGTTGAAGCTAAGCCCCTGAATCCACTTCTTGTACTCTTAATTGACTTAGTTGTGTTTGAAAAGCCTGTTATGAGCGACCTACTAGCCGAGCCAACTTTTGCGCCTTGTTGCGACAGATTAGCAAGTGCATTAGTCATTTGAATAATGTTACTGTTGACTCTCGGTGCGTTAGATAATGTTGCCATTACCTCTTTCAAGGCGCCACCAAGGTTCCTGATGTTCTCCGCAGCATAACCGGCTGATTTTGAACCGAGCTTTGAGATTGAAGCTGTTAGCTGTGTAATCTCTGCTGATTGCTTTGAGATATTCGCAAAGCCTGACAATTCTGTTGCCATGCTCTTTAAGGCACTTGCTGAGCTGACAAGTCTTGCAGTATCAAGGTTGCCGAGCTTTTCCATGTTAGTGGCAATCTTGCTAAAGGTACGTGTGTCAATACTGCTCACACTTCTAAGTGATGTTGCAAGTTGAGACATTCCACTCGCAAAATTGCTTATGCTTGCACCATTAAGGGAATTGAGAGTACTTCCAAGTCCTTGCAGTTTGCTCTGTAAATTGCCTATATCTTTAGCTACTTGTTGCGCATTTGACTTGATTTGAAGCTCAATGCTCTCTGCCATTTTCTCACCTCTCTGTAATAAAAAAGAGCTACCCTAAAGTAGCTCTCATGTATTTAGTCTTTGAGCAGATAGTATGTTGTAATTAGTCCAACATATCCATCTTGCTTAAGGCCTCTATTCTTTTGAAATACCATGACACATTTAGAAAGGTAGTCCGTCCACTTGCCGTAATCGGTATCAAGTTTGTAAAAATGATACTTGTCATGCAGAGTTTTTCTCAACCACTTAATGGCTGTCGGGCAGTTATGCTTCTGACCGCTCCACAAATTGTGATTTTTAGCAAATCTCTGTGAATTGGCTCCAAACTTGCCATCTTCTTTCAGTGCATCAGCTCCTTTGAGGTCGAAGCCTACATTCATAGCATGTTGCCATTTTCTTACATCATCATTATTGAGGTAATATTCTTCATTGCCTTTCCAAGCGTTATTTTTTACCGGAGTTACTATTGGTGTCGGATTATTCTCTATTCCGTCACCCTTGTCAAGCTCAATATAGAGTAAGTTAACATCAGTGCTGTTATTCAGACCGCTACAAGTAAATGCACTCGAATACTGCCAACCATACAGAGGATGTTGAATAACAGGCTTTTTAGCACTGTTAGGCTCATCACCAATAGACATTCCCTTAGTTGACGGATAACGTGCAATCCAAAACGGACAATTAATCTGATTTGCGTATGACGCAATGTACTGATTGTAAAAGCTAAGCCCTGTGTATACACCAAAGTTAAGTCCGGCACTCTTGATAACACTCTGATATGCGTTGATAATGTCAATAAGCGTCTGTCCAAGCCCTTGTTGACATTTATCTTCAACATCTAACCAAACGAAAGTTTTTCTTCCGTTAAGTACCTCAATCACTCTCTGTGCATCTTTCTTTGCCTTGTCTACTGTTGTAGCGTATGAGTAGTTGTAAACACCTTGTATTGGCATTCCTACATCGGTACAGCCTTTCCAGTTTTGCTCAAAGGTTTTATCCGGATTAAGGTCTTTGCGGATTATTTTTAGGATTGCAAATTGCACTCCAGCCCACTTAACCTTACTCCAATCAATATTTCCTTGATATGACGATACGTCAATTCCTTTATATGCCATATTTTCACCTCATTAATCAGGACTTTCAGGTAATCCTGATTGTCTTAATGCGTTAATTCGTTGTTTCATCTCATAAACGGCAATTTCCTCATTAGACTCCTTGTATTTAGGCTCGTTATCTTTTGAGTATTGCTCATTCAACGATTTTTCAATGTATTTTGCTCTTGCCTTGTTGCCATTTAAGGCTCTGTCGATAGCTGTAAGAGTTGCGCTTAATCCGTATGTGCCCCACCAAGCCCACATGTTGGAGTCTGCTTCTTTTTGCGCAAGCATATAAGCCTTTGAATAAGGCTCTAAATCAGCCGGACAAGACATGTCTATGTCCTCAACGCTAAATCCATAGCCTTTAGTTGCTAAAAGCCAATATGGGCGGATTTCGTTACAATACACTTCCCATGTAAGTTCTTTTACTTCTTGATTGGTTTCTTCTTGGCTGTCTGTACCTTTTTCGCCAACATCTTGGATAAAAAACTGTTTTTCTCCATTTCCGCAGACAAGTCATTATAGAGTGATTGTAAATCTCCGCCCTCTTCATTCTCCGGGTCGAGGTAATCGTCAAGTAAATCGTATACCTTTACAAGCTGTTTCTCTTTTGCTTCTTTATTGTCAAAATCAAAGCCAAATTCGTCAGCATGGAATTTCTGTAAGCCCACGAGCAAAAACTCCGGTAAAAATTCAAGCATGTTGTCAATGACTTCAAGTCCCTCACCCTGTTGCTCCATTCCTACGAGCCTTGGGATAATTTTATTCTTAACTACCGGTGCATATCCGAATTTAACTGTGTATTCTTTTCCGTTTAATTTAATTTTCATTTTATCTTTCCCTTTCTCCCTAATTTATATAGGGAAAGAGGCAGTATTAAAACTGCCTCAATTACCTTACTATATTGTATCTTCAAGTTCGCTGTCAGCCGTGCTATCATCATAGCCAACCGCTACGGCTTTTCCCGATTGGCTCACCCTTTTTTTTGTGAGTGTGATTGCTGTTGGATAGCCTTGGTCGTCCTCCGTGACTGCAACATCATAGTTATCCTCAATCCACTTAGGCACTGTCTGAACTGATACAGTCGCAGTTCCTGTTAAGTGGTCATCAGAAGCCTCGCCTGGGGCGAATGACTCTTGCCCAATAAAAGCACAGATACCCTCTGAACCTTTTCCGTCTGTACCATAGAGAATGATGAAGTCGAGCTTCTTGCCCTCGTTAGTTACCATCTCGTCTTTGTACTTTTTCTCGAAAGCTCCCTCAACTTCCATGGAACTGGCTGAACGTCTACCCATCTCCTGTGTCTCTACTAAATCCTCAAGAGTTGAAGTATCTACCATGTTTTGTGAACCGAATGGTGAGGGAATTGATTTTGCTCTAAGTAAGAGCTTGTAAGTTCCAGCCCAATAATCGCCACTTGCGGCGGATGCGGTTGGTGTCTTGTAAGCAATTCTACTTTTTAAACCTGTTGCCATTTTTGTTACCTCCTAATTTTTCATAAAAAAATAAGAGCCAAAAGGCTCTTATAATCTATCATTCCAGTCGAATGACCGCCTAGCACGTAATGTTGCTGTCCATAATTTGCCGTTCTTCCTAGCGAATGGGATTGTTGTCAGCTTGAATGACATAGCTTTGTATTCATTAGCCACTGTCTGCGCCACATTCAAAGCTTCTGAACGGCTTTTATTCGTTGTAACAATTACTTGTGCCGTAAATAACACTGTATTTATTCTTTCACACTCTAAATCCTCATTCTGTTCAATAGGTTCGAGTGCTTGAACTAGCACTGTCGGGAAACTAGCCGTTGCACTGTCCGACTGTTCCTCTTGTGTAAATTTTAGCTTGGGATATTTAGTTTTCAATTTTTTCTCACATCGGGTTTTTACAATCGCATATGTGAGGTTTTCAAGGTCATAAACCCATTGATTTTGATTTGCCACTTTATCACCTCAACTAAAATTTTTCCGTGCCGTTTTCATAATGTCATTTTCCATTTTTAAAAATGCGTGATACATAGGCATTGTAGGTGTAATGCCGTATGAATGATGTAATTCTCCGCTTTCGTCTCTCCAATACCAACCCTCGCTGTCAAATGCGTGTGTCTGCCCCGGAAAAGTTCCTTGACCACCTCTTGTGTCATTGAAATGCGGTTTAGCTTTCCAACCTGAGCCGTATTCAGCCATAAGTAAAGGCGATACATCAACTGTTTTGAGTCCGTCAGCCGTCTGCCATGTGCTTTGTATCTGCCCTGTCTCGGTAGCAAGCACAATAGCCGTACAGCCGTCCGTTGTATCTTTAATTTCGTAACTAAACGTGATATAGTGTCCAAAATTGCCTGTATTTGCTTGTGCTACAGCTATGCCATTACTAGCAAGCTCTCCAACAAACGCTATGCACTTGTCCTGTAAGCGTTCTTTGTATCTTTCAAGCTTGTCTATCGCATCTTGTATAGATTTTTCTGTTAGGGAAACGTCAATCTTCATAATTACACCTCTTTTACAACTGCTTTCAACATGTATTTAACTGAATAGAGAGAGGGCTTGACTCCCACTATTGTAAAGTCTGCGGAAGTTGAATCAACTAATCCGTTTTCGTCCTTTGTAGGCTCACTATCAAGCCAAATAACGTCACCTTTTTTAAAAGGGTATTCTCCTCTGTCTGTTAGCAAAACAGCATCAAAATCAGCCGTATTAAAGCCATATTCCTTGTTCTGCGCTTCTCCTCCGTCAAACGATATATTTGCCCGAAAATCAACAGGCTCCGAAAAGCCTGTTTCCTCATGGGTGTAATATATTTTCTCTCCGTCCTCTGTTTCGTAAAACTTTAGATTTCCGTCCTCGTCTTTTTCATAGACTGTGACTGTTTGGCCTTGGAGTGCGTACTTCATGGCTTGTTTATTAATGTCAAGCATTTTTCTTTATCTGCTTGTAAATCTGATTAACACCGGTACTCGCCATGCCCGACACAATGCCAACTGCTATTGCATCAAGGATGTTGTCTGCCGGATAACCGGGAATTACAAACATTCCAACAATACCGAGTATTCCACCGGCTACACCTACGATAATAGGAATAACATTATCTTTAACCTGTGGTATCTGCTTTGAAGCATATCCGATTAAATAAGTAATCACCATAATAGCAACTACTGTAGGTACTTGTGTAAAGTCCATGTCTTAGTCCTCCTTATCACTGTTAATTCTTGCTTCAAGCCCATCTATTCTGTGATGAGCCGACTTAACGCTCTCCTCAACCTTAACAATTCGGTTATCGTGAGAGTTGATTTCTTTTCTCATTTCCAATACCTCGTTTTTTATCTCGGTTGTGTTGCTTGATATAGTGTCAAGCTTTATGTTTATCTTTGTGTTCTCCCGAACACGTTCCGTAAGCTCTGAATTATCGGACTTTTTGTTATTCTTTAGGTTAAAAGCTAAAGTAAACAGCCCAAAAAAGACGGAAAAAGCAACTGATACGATGCTTATAATTACTGCTATTGGCATTGATATACCGCCTTTCGTATAATTTTGGCACACCGCCCACCACCACTTAATGTGTACCGCCTGCTACCACTTTACCGACATCAGTAAAATGGTAACGCACAATCTTCTTTTGCTTATAGCACTTTGACAAAAGGAAAAACTCCGACAAACAGCTTATCTCTGTCTTTCCATGTACGGCTCACTCCGCCCTCACTCAATGCGCTCATGTAGTTCTCGCCGGCTTGTGAATGGTCGTAGACAGCAAGATTAATAACGACATTCTCAAACTGCTTCAAATCGGCAGTTATATCATCATCAGTGAAAGTGTCCGGATAACACCTTTTTGCTTTTACATCTTCCGTGGCTTGCTTAATGAGTTGTTCAATGAGTGGGTTATCTTCCTTTTTATCGAATACAACCACATCAGATGTTGTATCATCATCGTTTGTGACAGTTTCAATATGAAATTGTTTAAGTCTGATTTTGACTTGCTCTAATGTGGTGTATTTCATGCCAAGCTCCTTATAATCCAAACTTTTCAATTAACATTTTTTTCAAGTCGCCGCCATTTATTTCTGTGGCATTTTCAATACCATTTTCGCTCGCAAGCTTCTTTAGGTCGGCTGTTGACATTCTGTTAATTTCTGTTTTTGTGTATGGCGTTTCAGGTGGGTTCATAAAATCAGAAGGTACCGAATTGCTATTGCTTTCCGGTACCTCGTCTCCGACTTTATACCACACTCCATCATGCTTTATAGAGTGCGTTGCTATCATAAGCCTTAATCCTCCTTAACTTTGAGAACCATAACGCTATCCATACCCTCGAATGTAGGTAATCCAATCATAGATACGATACAGTGAGTATTGATAGGATGATTTGTAGCGTATGTGTATACAGATACACCGGTCTCAACAAGTGAGAGGTTTCCGTCTGTGATACTTCCGCTTCTTTCCTCTGGTGTCTTACCAAATGTGTAATCGCCAAGGAATACTCCGGCAGACTGTGCAGATACAATGCCTGTTGGTACAAAGTACTGTGTCTGTCCTGTCTCATCAACATAGAGCTTATCGTATACTTCAATCTCGATACCATATCCTCTAAGGTATTCAGTAACCTGTCCTTGCTGTAATCTGATACCGCCATTGTAAGCAGTGATACCGAGTACCTGTTTCTTTGTGTCCTCTGCTTTAAGCACCATCTCCCAAGTTTCTGTATTCATGGTGAAACGTGTAAGTGAGTAGCCTGTAGCCTTTGCAAAGTCTCTACGAGCTGTGATAAGGTCATCGAGTGGTGCACATGTGGTAGGCTTATCCCATGCGCTTGTGCCGGTAATTGACTTAAAGTGCTTTTCTTTATGCTCTGCGCCATTGTCGGCTGTGTAATCAACGACATAGTTCTTATCGCCAAGTACAACCTTTACCTTTGGTACACCATCTGTAGGTGCAAGTAACTGCCAAATCTGTTTCTCCGGTACAACTAATGCACCCTCAATTAACATCATTGGTTTCTTAGAGATTTCACGTAATACGTTATTGGCAAGGTTAGAGTTTTCAGAAGTTCTGTAATTGTCGTACTCCTGTTCCTCTTTCTCTGTTACCATATATCCCTCACGATAAAATGGCATTGAGTTCTGAATGTCGGAGAAACCTCCAACATCTCTTAACTCTGCCTGTGCATCAAAGTTCGAAGCTTTGAGCGATACCGGCAGTCCGTTCTTGCCCTTGATAAATCTAAGGTCGAGTGAGTCTTGTTTGCGTGTTCCGAATTTTTGTCTGCCAAGATAAGGGGCAGTTCCTAATGTCTTTTTGTAGTTATCCCACATTACACCGAGGCTTCTCGCTGTAAATGCTTCTGCTAATGGTAATGCCATGTTCTTCTACCTCCTTTTAGACCTGACTTGCTACAATCTTTGGTGCGCCATAGAAAGTAACTCTAGGTGTTGCAGTTCTAGCTTCATCTGCGATTGAAAGTGACTTAACTTTCTCCCAATCAATAGTTCCCTGATATACATATGTTCCAGACGCGTCACCCATTGTTACATCTACATCGTGTAACAGATAGCCCTTGCACTCTGCGTCATTGCTTGGAAATGGTGTACCAGCCGGTACAATCTTCATTCCGTTTGTGTCTGCGCTTGTTACCATAGTCTGTGGCACAAGGCACGCTGCACCCTCATAAGGGAAAAATTTTAAAATTCCTTTACCCTGTGTAAAGTCTCTTACGATTGGTTTTCCCATCGTTCTACCTCCTGTTTTAAATTACATAGCTGTTTTGACTTTCAGCACTTGCAACTGTGCCGAATGAGATTTGTTCTGCATTGGCTACATCTGCCGGCTTTGAGTCGGGTTCATTATTGTTACCGCCATTGTTTGGATTAGGAGTACCTTTGAGTGCGTTTTTCTCATACTCCGCTATCGCATTGGCTTTCATGTCGGAAATAATCTTGCCAAGTGATGTTGTGTCAAAAGAGCCATCCTCTTTTACTACTGTCTTTACCTGTTCTGCTGTAATTCCAAAATCTGACATAGCCTTCTCACGCAGGTCTCTGACAGCATTATCTTTCTGCAGCTTGGCAATCTGTTGATTGGCTGTCTCTAAGGCTTTATTTGCCTTTTCAAGCTCCGTCATGTTGCCATTCTGTAGCTCATCAAGCTGTGTCTGTAGCTCGTCAGCTTTGTCGGCTTTAGCCTTATACTGATTGGCTTTCTCTTTCTCTCTTGCCATTTCCTCACCGCTCTTGTTAAGCAGATTTGTTATCTGCTCATCCGTTGCGTCCGGGAAAAGTTTTAAAACATCATTTCTTGTCATTTCATTACCTCCGTAACTCACGCTTTTGTTATCGCGGGTCGCTCCCGCCGAGTTTTTCTGTTGTTTAACGCACAACTGCAAATTTTTGTATAATAAAAAGCAACCTATAAGTTTTCCTTACAAGTTGCTCATTATTTGTAATATTTAACACTGCATCTACACCCTGCTATTTCTTTTACCTGTGCCCCTAAAGAATGGTCTTTTGGAAACATCATAAGTGAATTTCCAACCTCAAACGGCTCAAAAATATCAATTCTCTTTCTGTCAACCTCCGCATGTGTAGGTCTGACATGTGAATCTTCTTTTGAGCGCCACTCTTTTGTTTTGTAACCTTGTTTCACCATATCAGTTTGCAATCTGTAATTGCCGACTGCATTAGCTTCATTCGCAGCTACATTTTTGGCACGCTTCCGTGAAGTAAAATACTCTATTTCAGTATTTTGTGTGGTAGCGTCAACTACTTCATTCACGATGTACCGGGCATAATCCGTAATGTATGAGGGTGTTTTCTTTGCCTTACAATACTGCGTGGCAATGCTCTCATATCTGATGATAAATTCTTTGGTGATAGTGGCTATCTCTGTTTCTTCCTTGCCGGATAACAGGGCAAATAGCATAACAAAGATTTTTTCAAACTTTTCAGCAAGTTTTTTTCTATCTTCCTTTTCCTTGTCAGATAAATCCATCTCACCAAAATATGTGTCATAATCTATGTCTTGTATTTCATTTTTGTTAAGTGCGTGGATTTCATCTGCCATATCAAGCCCCAAAATAAATTGACAGCCAATTATTCATCGGCTGTCTTTCCATTGTTCTTATCATCGTTATTATTGTTAGGTGTAGCTGTTGTCGGCTGTTCTTCCGGGAATAACATTTCCATGCGCTTAGCACTTTCAAGAGTGACTTGTTCAGGGTCGCTAAACATGTCAATCGTCTTAACGGCTCTCTTGTAATTGATACCGCACCTAAGTAATATTTCAAGCACTTCTGCCTTAACAAGCATATTGTCAAGCTTATTGTGATTAATGTGTATTTCAACATCACTAGGCATAAGCGTAAAGCCCTTATTAATTCTCAGCCTGTTAAGAATAAGCCTAAGTGCCATTCTCTCCGATTTCTTAAGAATTGGCTCATTAATAGCCGTTCTAAGTCCGGCATCGTAATGTCCATTTCTCAATTCTACGGCTGAACCGGTGTCACCGCCTGTGTTGCCCTGACGATTTGCAAGCCCTTGAATACTTAAAAATCTTTCAAAAAGGTCAGTAAATACCACCTGTCCCTCTGTCTGATTAAGCTCGCTCGTCATTACATCAACATCAGCTTTATTGTCTGAACCATTGTTAGATTTAACTACCAATGCTCCCTCTTGTCGCATTTTTCTGAATGTATCTATGTCAATCTCGCAATTAACAAACTTTACCCACGCAGACACAAACTGCTCGACACCATTAATTCTGTCTGATGTAAGCACGTTGATAGCGTCTGTAATTGCAATAGTCATTTCAATGTCAGATAATCGCCTTGCATTGTTTGGATATTCAATCACCGGAATAGCTCTGTTGCCGTTTACTCCGCTTGCATAAATCTTGTCGTTGCGAATATCAAACCACTCATTGTCAGTGAACACATAATAAATATTTGCTCCGTTCTCGTCCTCTCCGATTTGACAAGAGAATGCCGGACGTCCGTTTGAGTAGTACACAACAAACGTATACATTGGATTTTCAGACGATAAATAAAAATCGCTCTCATCAAGCAACTGCCCTTGTCCGTCATCATTACCGATGAATCTGTAGCCGGTACCGCATATGCTTCTCCAACGATGTATGTCTATGTCACACTCTTGTTTACTTTCAGAGTCCATTGTGATATTAAGCTGTGTGATTTCTTCTGACTTATGGTTATCAGTGCCACGCAGCACATATTGGATTGGCTCGGCACACATCTCTGCGGTTTTGCGCTCAACAAGCTCATACGCAAGATTTACAGCAATCTTGTTATTGATTTCCGGTCGGTTCACTTTCTGTCGATACAAAATTGGTTGGTCACCACGATAGTATCTGTCAAGATACTCAATCTCAATAGCGTTTTGCTCGTGAATCACAAGTGCTTTATTCAATTCTTCGATTATGTTGTTTTTTGTGATTTGCCTTTTCCTCGTGAAAATAACTTGTCTGCCGTAATTATTATGGCAAACAGCCGAAAAAGGTCTTACATTTTTATGAGCATATCTATACATCAATAAAACCTCATGCCACTTGCAGAAGTTCTCGGCGGAACCTCTTTTATCTGAAATTCTTGTGTGCCAGCCCAAAACCATATCCATTTACGGCAGTGCGTACACATTACTTTGTGGTGTTTCTTGTCGCTTTTATTTACCCACGTTAATAGCTTTCCGCAACGAGGGCACATTACACTTCGTTTTCCTGTTGGTACAATATTCTGATTATTCATGTTGTCCTCGTTTCACTAAAAATGGCACCCACAATCTGTGAGTGCCATTTCTAAAAGAGATTTTACGCAATGAACGAATTACGATTTTTTCATAGTTATATTATAACTGTCAATTTTTTAAGTGTATATATGCAATGATATGCAAAACCATGCACACTACTGCACATTTTCAAGGTATTCTTTTCCGTAAAGCCTTTCAAACTCTTGCAAGGCTCTGCCATGGATTGTAAATATTTTTCTTATGCTCCAATTTGTAGCCTGGGCGATTTCTTCAAAAGTGTTTTGATTGACATATCTCATTGAGAGTACATGATAATAGTCGGTATTCTCCATGCTATCAATTTGACTGATAATATGATTTCTTTTTCTCATAAATTCATCAACAAGTCTGTCTGTGTCTTTTTCCAAGTCTACAATTTTAGTTACTGTACTGCCTAATTTATCTTTATCAGATGAAACATCAACTGCCTCTTTGTCCGTTGAAATAGTAACGCTACATGCTATTGTCTTAAGTCGGTATATTTCAGACAGCTTGTTTTGTATCATTTTATCTAATCTGCTAATCTGATTTAAGTAAGTTTTTGTATTCATTAATAAAGTCCTCCTCTGAACGGATTGTGTACTGCTTCAACCTTTGCTATTCTACTGCCTTGCGTCATTCTTAATGCAAAGTTTGAAAAAACATCAGGAACATCATCAAGCTGTTTTTTGCCTGTTACTGAATATCGTTTCAGCAGTGATACCATTACTCCATAAGGCTCATTGGGCTTATAAAGTGATTGGTCTTTGAAAATAATATGTTGTAAAATCCAGTTAGAACACTGAAAAATACGTGCTTCCTTATTTGTCTCTGTCGGTACATCAGTGATGTTGCATATCCACCCTTTATTTTCAACTCGCTTATTGACTTCCATAGCCACTCTGTCACCGCCGGCATTACGCTCAAACTCGCATTCCTGTACTTGATTATTGACTAATGTGTTTGACGCATTTTCATACTGCATTTCATAGTCTGCCGTATTATCGCACACGCAATCAACACAGTAATAGTCCTCGCCATATTTTTGAAGTATTGGCATAACAAAATAGTCTGTGCCTTTTCCTTTTGTATCGCATTGAGCTGTGATAATTTCCGGCTCACCATGTGGCAGATTGAAGTATCTACGGATTTTATCATCGGGAAACAATAAACCCTCACGCTCGATAGGTTCCTGTTTATACAAGCATCGGTACGAGATTTCGTCCATGAGTAATTGTTGGTCAGCAAAAAACTCTTTCGTAAAACCGCCATACTCATAATCAAAATTGCTTTCCCCTGTCACCGGGTCTACATCGGGAACCGATATTGTTTTGACTCTTGGATTTCCGACATACATGTTTTGAATGCGTCCGATAACATCATGTACGCTCCAACGAGTGGCAATATGTATCTCTTTACACGGCTTTCCGTCCGTATCTTGTGTCTTACGTTGTCTTGCGTCTACTGCGTATTTATCCCACAACTTATCAAGTATTGTAGGATTTAAGGCTTCCTCAATTCCGCCTATCATATCATCAACTAACAAAAATTTACTTGCACGGACTTTTCCAGCATTCTTACTTCCGACAGAAGTACATTGTACTGACGGAAAAGGTTTGTATTTGCCAATATTGAATTGCTCCATTTTGGCATTCGTGCTTGTAACTGATAGATTAGGAAAAATGTCATGCCACGCATAATCATCATCATTGGTAACAATGTCGTATACTCCATCATAGTACATTCGTGTAATATCGCCACTGTGTGAATAAAATAGGCTGTAGTCTTTTGGAAACCAACCGGCAACTGCCGAATGAAAAAATTTCTCAATCGTACTCTTTCCGGCTCCAGGCACTAGGCTCACACACAATATGTCGTATTTATCATCAATCATGCCTTGCAGTGCGTCCACAAGTCCGATTTTGATTAGTTGTTTCCTACGTGGCATATAAAATCGGTCTTTAGGCTCACGCTTTTTCTCTATGTACTGAAAATAGCTGTCAACTATTTTGTTTTGGGCTTCAAGTAACAAAACCTCATATTTTTTGTTTATCAGCTCATATGTAGTCTTGTGGTCGAATGCGTATTTTTCCAAATCCCAAATCGTGCCACCTGTTTTAGCCGTGCAGAAGTCATCTATAAGCTCTTTTGCCCTCTTAGTGAGTTGTAGTCCATACTCAATATCCTTCTCGCCGTTTATGGCTACACTGCAAGCGTCTACATAGGCATTAATTACTTGCTCGTCTATTCCGTTTCTCTCTATGTAATTTTCGTAACTATCAACTGTGGAAACAAGGCTTTGACTAGCCATAAGAAAAGCACCTCCACTTTTAAAAAGCAAAGGTGCTTATAGACCTCTGCCTATAATTTTTCTAGGGTAGCACCACAAACCATTTATGTGGCGGTATTTCGCTTTATTTTACTATTATCATATTTTTTATCATTTGAGCTGTATTATTTACTGCTTTTTTTAGAATATTATCGTCAATTTCTAAATCTCTTACTTCTCCGCTCCTAGCCATTCCTGCGCAGACACAATCGCTAATCATTTCAAGTACATCTATCAGGTTTACATCATCTGGGCAGTTCGATAATAAGTGATGTCTTTCGGCTTTGATATGTAACTGATACCATTCATCATTCACAAAGTCCGTTCCATTGTTTATTGTAGATAAAAAGTTATCATAGAACATTTTTTCTTGTGATTTTTTGGTGCAATCGTGATTTTTTCCTCTTTCTTCTATTATTTTTGACAGTTCATACATAACAGCTTCTACATCTTCAATGTGCATATCGTTTGCCTCTTGAAACTTCTCAAAAGTAACATCTTTAGGTGCTGTTCTTGTATCTCCGTTTGGATTTTTATAAATTTCTATCATAATGTTTTCCGTCTCCTTTTCTATGTTTTATCAACCTTTATCTTTCTAAGGTCAGCAACTAACTCTACTTGTTAGCCGGTAATTGTATTTACATTCTAGGGAAATAATAAAATTTCCATCCGTTTTTTATCTTTTGTTCTCTACACCAAGGCAAATACTCATTAAGCTTTCTATTAAAATCCATATTTGCACTGTATTCATCCCAAGCCTTTTGATTTATTTTGAGCCTTTTTCCTGTTATGATATGGTCAATTAGAAAATATACACCCAAGAATAAAAATGTGGCTCCTGCTATCGCAAACATTGCTATTATTTGCATTTTCATTTCTATTTACTCCTTAAAACAATCTCTCAACCCTTGCCTGTCTGCTTCATTATCTGCCACAATAACAGGTTCATCTTCTAAAGTGGAACAATCTATAGGCTCGCCATTCCTACCGCCTATTTCGTGCGATTGCGCTTCTCTAAATGCTTCACGCTCTATTGATTTAATTACTTCTGCCATGCTCATTTCTCAAATGCTCTCCCTAAATCCTTGCAACTATGCGTTCTTTTGCAAAATCTTTTTTAGCTTCATCGTAGATAACCGAACTATTTTTATCAGTTTTCAATCTATCAAATTCGCAAGTAACATTTATGCCATCTTTGTTACTGCATTCTGCATGATAATCAATGACACATACTTTCTTCTGCCATTTTCCATTGGCATAAATCTTTGTGTAACCGCCAGCTCTTGTTTTAATGATTATTTTACTTCTTGATTTCTTCATTTCTCATAAACCCCTCAAAATCTTCCATGCATTTATAGCACAAGTCGTATGTGGTATTAAAAATGCCGTTCTTTGTAACCGAATTTCCACACAGTATTCCTTTTTTAATTTCTGCACCACATCTATCGCAAGTGCACCATTTTCTTTCATGCTCCATTTTTCATAAACCTCTCAAAATCTTTCCTGCACTTAGGGCATAAATCATATGTTCTTTCTAAAAATTTATATCTACGGACATTCCTGATTTCAAGACACATATCATTATCTTCAAAAGTGGGAACTATATCTCCGCAACATCCAACTTGCTTAAATCTAACTTCTTTCCAGCTCTTAGGTATTATTTTTTTTCCGCACCTGTCACAAGTGTGCCATTCTTTTTGATGTTTCATAGTAATCCTCCTTTACAAAATTGGCAAACTCTCCGGTTATTCTTTAAAAAGCACTTCTTTCACTAAAAAAGTAAGTTGTATCTTTTTCATTCCAGACTCATCGTCTGTAATGCCATCTACACTATATATACTATCAACTGGGTTACCATCAAAGAAAACTTTGACATATCCTTTTGAAATATCCAACAATGCTTCTTTAATCATTCTTTCACCAACTTTCTAAGAGCCATAAGTAAAAAGCTGTTTGTATATTCGTTCATTTAACGCTTTTTCTAATTCGTCTTTGTACCTAAATGGGCTTAAAGGACTTTTTATTTCTTCCCTCAATATAGTCGACATATTGTCTATCAAAATACCTTGTGTAGCACTTGCAAGATTTTGTGGTGGCAAATCCATTAAAGCGCATAGCTCCATTCTTTTATGGTCGCATTTTTCAGATTTAGGGCAACTTTTACATTTTTCTGCTAATTTACTTAAAGGTTCTGCCATTAACTACACCAACTTTCTACCGCAGATAGGACAATAATTGATTGCTATTTGATTTTTATGTTTTTTGCCTGTGTCTCTATCAATAGCAACGACTGCATCTGCTGTAAGGCATATGATACTGCCATCGTCATTTAGTATTATGTCTCTTTTTCCGTTTTTGCAAAATTCACACATACTTAGTCCTCTCTCAATTTTTCACCACACATAGGACAGTAATTAATCTTTACAGATTTAGTCATGCCTAAAGGCTTTATATTCTTGTTGTCAAGGCAAGCAAATATATTTAGTGTGCTGTCCTCAATGTCAACATATGCCTGTATTCCGGTATAGTAGCCCTCATTGTATTTGCTTTCTTTTCTTTCAGACAGTTCTTTTACCTCAAACGCTAAATTATGTTCATTAAATTTCTTTTCGCAAAATTCGCACATGCTTCTCACCCTTCCTTTGCCTTAAACAGTGTGTCAGGAAATGGAATGCCTAAAAAATGCATATTTGCGTACTTCCTAAATGTTGGTACGCTCATACCGGCTATCTTTGCTGCTTGTGCCTGTGAGCATCTTCCATATGCATATTCCATCAATCCCACTCGGAATGAATCAATATTTCGTGTCTTAACTCCTTTTGCCATACTTATACCTCCGTTTAGTACTCTATAATGCCTTGCGCCAACTGTAGCAGATAGTCGCTTTTAGCAAAATGCGTTATCGAGTAGTTAGTCTCTCTTCTATGTGTTCGTCTGAAATGCTCATTAACCATTCTATCAAGCCCAGTAAGCCCTGTTTCGTCTGTTAGGTAAACATCTGTACCCTCAAAGTGATTATGTTCCGTATCAGCCACATTAGAAAGCGACAGACATACATTAGTCAGAGTCTTATCGGTCAAGATTGGGTGAACCTTGCAAAAATATGTCTCGTATAGGTTCATGTATCTGCAAAATGCGTTTTTGACTACTTCTCCGACTGTCTTGTTTTCAATACTGTTGTCACAGATTTCAGAAAATCTATTGAGCATATCATCTTTCTTTGCTTGCATATCCTGTCGGGTGACTCTTGCCGTCTGTTTCTCGGAAACAGATGTATGTACCTCTCCATCAATGTTAGTTGATGTATGTACCTCTCCTATAGTTTCACTTATATTATCTTTTATATTATCTATATTATTATTATTATGAGTATCAACTTTTTGAACACCCTCGTTCAAGTTTTTTGAACACCCATTATATTTTTTTGAACAGGTGTTCAATTTTTTTGAACTCCGTTCAGTTTTTTCTTTTTCCTTTCGGATTTGCTTTCTTAATTTTATTTTTTTCAATTCCTCATCATCGGGTTTGACTGCACTATAATTGCAAAATTTTACTCCATTGATAGTTTTCTCCGTCTTTTTAATAAAACCATCATCAGCCAATTTGTTTAGAAGATTAAAAGCTGTTGTCTTTGAGCAATTAAGCCACTCTGCAACATAATTCAAGCTCCCTTTAAACTCGCTCTCATTGTCTTGCGAAAAGCCATATATTAAAGCATAAGCAATCAGTTCATTTCCTGAAAGACCTAATTCCTTTACCATAAACCCTTGAATTGCTATAAAATTTTCATTTTTGATTTTTGCCATTTTATTTACCTCCTACGAAAGATAATAAGAGCGTACCGCCTTATTCGCTCAACTCTACGATTAGTAATAACAACAAACAGGCAGTCGTAGTTCTGCTTTTCGGTAGCTAACCTAGTTTGTTGTAATTGATGTGGTGTGGATTTGAACCACACATAAAAGACTTACTTTCTCATAATGTCCCCTGAGAAATACTTTCTCCGTATTGCGTTTTGCAATAGACATTTCATAGCGTTTACCCATTCCGCCACACATCAACAATCGGCAAGGTTGGGAATCGAACCCACGACAAATCAGCTAATAGCCGACTGCTCTACCACTGAGCTACATGCCAATAATGAGGGTGAAGTCTAAGGAGTGGCAACACCCTCCGGAGATATAAATTTGTATGTGCTGTAGGAAAAGAACTAACGAAACCTACAGCAAAGGACATGTGAGGAATTGCACCTCACCTAAGACTCATATGATTTGAGTTGCCCTAGTTTAACAATTAAAGGGGGTATATATGTCTACTCTGCCTATTACAGATGTCTTTACGACAGGTTGGTTTCCACACTCGTGCATTGTGGGATTATACACGATTAAACCCTCACGAGCCTTGTGACGGCCCTTAACAGCTTTCCACTATGAGGGTGAAAGGAACTACTAAGTCCAATGTCGGGGAACCAAGTAAACCCCGAACAGGGCATGTTGGATTTGAACCAACGTATGCGGGAATCAAAATCCCGTGCCTTACCGCTTGGCGAATGCCCTATTTATTGCCACATGAAAGCTATGGCAAGTATCTGGCCGAACATTATAGCAATGCTAATGAGCCTTGTGATAGCTGTCTCTTTTTCGTTTAATGTAGCACTTGTCATTCCCAATGCAATTAATGCCAGCCATACTGTTGTTGCAATTTTTAGTACAAACATGATTTACACCTCAAAATCTAATTATCTTCATTTTCTTTCAATACCGACTCAGCTATGCACGCAAGAACTAAAAACACTATTGAGACTACCATTGAGCATCGGTCAGCAAAGAGTATTCCATAAAGTAAACAGAATAAAATTATCCATGCATACAGGCCCTTAAAAAACATTGGCATAAATTTATAAATAATCTTGTCTAAAATCTTCCACCTGCGCTTAGACTTAAGCTCGTGAGCCTTATCCGTGTACCACTCTGCCTTGCTCATATCCTCACCTACAGAACCTTTATGTCCGGCACGATATTCATACTTGTATGCAGTAATCTCACACCATTTAGCCACATCCTTAAGTCCGTAAATGTCAATCATTTCATCAATGCACTCTTTTCGGTCAGGCAGATTGTAGTGGCTAGGGTGATTTACCATATCGGAATTAATTTTATTAGACTCAAATCCTGTCAATTTCATCGCTGTTAGCTGCCACTCAAAATGTGTTCAAATATACTCAAACACATCGAGAAATTAAAGTCCT